CGTGTTCTCTGACGATGACGTCATGCGGCATCTACGGACTGCCAGAAAGCTGCCCGAAAACCTAAAGCCAGGATTCCGTCCACCGAGTCACGAAGCCGATCTGGTCGTTGACGTAGACAACATTGACATTGACCAGTTGAAACTGGACATGATTAACGCGCCAGATAAGCACACGGCACAGACCATCGAGATCAAGATCCGAGGACTGCTATCGTCCACGAAGCTGGCACAGGCTCAAGGTGAGCTAATTAGCCGCAACTCAGTCGAGGAGGAGATGACTCGCGTGGGATCCGTATTTAAGGCGGCGGTCAAGCGATTGGAAGCAGACCTGCCACCGATGATTCACGGGGCCAGCCCAGAGACCATGCAGAAATTGATTGGCGAAAAGGCCGACGAGGTGCTGCGGGCGATGAAGGAGGAATACAAGAAGATCGACGAAATAGGACGCGATGAGTGAGGGCGTAGGCATGGCGGCGATTGAGGCCGCGCAACCGGCTGAGAGACTGACACCGAGCGAGTGGGCAGACGGACGTGTCGCGCTGCAGGACGGATTGACGCCCAAGTATCAATCCTTGAACGCGCCTTGGCAGATTGCCCCGCTGGATGCCGTCGGAGACCCAGAAGTCAAGGAATGCGTCTACCTTGCACCGATTGGCACGGGCAAGACTACATTCATGGAGGCGTCAATGGAATACATCATTGCACAGGATCCTGGCCCGACTTTGCTAGTTGGACAGACAGACGATGACCTGCGCGATTGGGCAGAGACGCGGATGCACTACGCAATCCAGAACACGCCAGAGACTTCCAAGCTGATGCCCAAGGACAGGCACAAGGCTCGAAAGATGCAGATCCTATTTCCGCACATGGCCTTGTTTATGACGGGCGCGAACATGAGCGGATTGCAGTCCAAGTCAATGCGTCGAGTGTTCTGTGACGAGGCATGGCAATACAGAGCCGGCATGGTCAACGAGGCCCGTGGTCGTCTGCATGACCGCTGGAACAGGCAATTCTTTCTGCTGTCCCAAGCCGGCGTCAAAGGCGATGACCTAGACAAAGCATGGGAGCAGACCGACAAGCGCGAGTTCATGTTCACCTGCCCAGAATGCGGAGAGATCCAGCCCTGGCAATGGTGCAACATTGGATATTCAGACGACGAATCTCTGCCAGACCTAGACCGAGCTAAGACCGCGCACATCAAATGCTGCAACGACGAATGCGATTGGATATGCGAGGACAAGCCGCAGCCAAGGCGATTGCTGGCAGAGGGGGCGCAATACGTTCCCACCCATGACGGCAACCTACCAGGTCATGTCGGCTTCCACTACAACGTCCTGTGCAACTGGAGGAAACCGCTATGGGAGGTCGTCCTGCTTTGGCTGGAATCCAAGCGGGCGCAACGAGTCGGCAACCTTGACCCGCTGCGTCAGTTCATCCAGAAGCGTCTGGCCGAGGCATGGGAAGAGGACTTGACTGACAACCGAGAGGCATTGATCGGCTCAGGCTATCTGATCAAGGAATTTGAGAATGGCGAGAAGATCGACGACGAGGCGCACAGGTTCCTCACAGTTGACGTTCAGCGAGACCACTTCTGGGCTGGCGTCGAGGCATGGCGTGGTGACGGCAGTTCACGCCGGCTATGGTATGGACGACTAGAGACATTTGACGACATTTTGGCCAAGCAGAGGCAATACGGAGTTCAGCCAAAGATGGTATTCTTGGACGCCCAATACGATACTGACCGAGTATATTCCGCATGTGCTTCTCAGGATTGGACTGCCCTGCACGGCTCAGGCCGCGAGTCGTTCCCGTATAAGCAAAGGAACGGCGACGTGGTGCAACGACCATTCACTAGGTTCCAGACCGCCCAAACGTCCAAAGGGGCGCGGGCTAGATACGCTCACTGGGCATCTGACCGCATTAAAGACATTCTACACGCCCACCGAATTGGCCAAGCAGCAGAGTGGGAGATCCCCGACGATGCAAGCAAGGAATGGCTTAAGCAGATCGACTCCGAGGCCAAGCGCGAGGTAACGAATGCCAAGACCAAGCAGGTTGATTACCGATGGGTAAAAGTCCGCAGAGACAACCACGCGTGGGACGTTTCAGCCATGCAGATCGTCGCGGCCTTGATGCTGCGTATCATACCAGGATTTGATTTTTGAAAAAAAAGACTTGCAATAAATCAGGCAATTTCATTTAATTTCAACGATCAAAGCCAGGCACCCGCCGACGCTGCACCAAACACTGTTGAATGATGAATAAAGCCCTATCGAAGCCGGAAAACGTGGAACAACTCGACGCCGAGGCGGGTTGTCCTGCGCTGCCTTGTTCTCTCCCGGAAGTTGTGCCAGATCCCGCCGGAATGGGACGGGGATGGACTGCAATCCGCTGCGGCGAGGACGACAGAGGACCATATGAGGAATGGATTGGGAATTTTTGGGAAACCTACGCCGAAGCAAAACAAGCGGCAAATCACTGGAATGAATGAACTCTCGCTTTTCACAGGCACAGGCGGCGGAGTCCTTGGGACACAATTGCTCGGATGGAGTGCAATCGGATATGTCGAATGGGACAAGTATTGTTGCGGAGTCTTGCAACAACGAGTCAAGGACGGGTTTCTCGATGATGCACCAATCTATTGTGGAGATATCCGAAAATTTGTTTCTCTCGGATTCGCTGAAAACTACAAGGGAATGGCTGATGTCATCACAGCGGGCTTCCCGTGCCAACCGTTCACCACAAGCGGAAAGAGACTTGGGCCAGAAGACCCGAGGAACCAATGGCCAGCAACTAGAGACACAATCGAAATCGTCAGGCCAAAACACTTGCTCCTTGAAAATGTTCCAGGTCTCGCAGGGACTGCCTACTTCCCTGAAATCTGCCGAGACCTTGCCGCCCTCGGGTATGATGCAAGATGGACTTGTTTGGGAGCTGATGATGTCGGAGCCCCACACAAAAGAAAGCGACTCTGGATCGTGGCTAACTCCAATCAACCAGGAAGGGCGGCAAGCCTACCAACAACGCCCCGAAGGGAAGAAAGGAAGTCAGATCAATCTGACGACCCAAGTAAAGAATACGTTTGGCCTGCTGGTCCTCTGGAACCGGATTTCTTGGGAGAACCAACAAGGATTCTCGGAGCCGACACGGGACGTTGCGGAGATTGCGGAGATCATTGGTGCATTCAACATCAGTGCCATCTCACAGATTGCGGGTGCCCCACCGATGAAATCCATTGCAAGGACTGCGATGAATGGACTCACTCCCCAGATTCAGGAGTTTGTGAGTGGTGCGGTAGCTCAAACACGCATAAACCAGGATTGGATGGATTGGCTGATGGGTCTTCCGGTCGGATGGACCGATTCGAGGCCATTGGAAACGGACAAGTTCCGTCAGTGGTTTCGGCGGCATGGGAAATCTTAAGAGAGAACCACTCGGACAGCGGCGCATAGCGTCCGCTGATCCATGCTGTTCTAAAATTATACAGAGCAGGTTTTGACACCCGCAAGCCATTAATGGCTGCGAACTGGTTGCAACTTTCTAGGGATTGGGCGAGAGCTGCCCTTTCCGACTCAAACTTTGCCGACGCTCTGCGGGCGCGTAAGACTGAGTTCCTGACCGCATCACTGACTGACGGCGGCTTGGACAAGCTGCAATCGAGCAGCAAGAACGGAGTCAGCTTTACAGTCCAGACGGGCGGCAACATGTCGCTGAGTAAGTCCGAGGAGCTTGCAGCACTGACCCGCGCAGTTGAATGGCTGGATGCTGGCGTTGTGCCAAGCCAGACCAGATCAATGGGGAGGTTTTGACACCTTATCAATGGCATGGCAATTCTCGACCAATATGGGCGCAAAGTGGCTTGGAAAGCAGCCCGCGCTGCACAGCATGACCACTACCGGCCATGGGAACCCATAGAGAAGAAAGACATCGAGGATCTGATCCCTGTAACGGATCGCCAGACCTTGGTCTCACATGCCCGCCGCATCTTCCTAAACTTTGGCCCGATCAAGAAGGCAATCAATGACCGCTCAATGTATAGCGTCGGCCGCGCTTTCGTTCCCAAGTTTGCCGGCGAGGACAAAGAATTTGGCGCATTGGCCACCGATTGGCTGCTCAACAAATTCTATCCTATTGGCGACGTGCGCGGAGGCATGCACGATCTCAAGAACAACCTTTTCACATGGTCAACCAGCATGGACGTTGACGGGGAAGTATTTATTCTGCTGACCCAGACCAAAGACGGATTTCCGCGCTATCAAGGCATTCCATCGCACCGCATAGGATCCCCACAAGGACTCAAGGAAGGATCCAAGATGAGAGGCGGCGAACTACGCGACGGCATCATCTACCACCGATCTGGCGCACCAAAGGAATACGCATTTCTGGATCGTGACGGCAAGTTGTCCAAGTGGCTCAAGGCTGAGAACGTCATCCACCTGTATGACCCAGAATGGCAGCAGCAAGGACGCGGACTGCCGGCACTGACCCACTGCATCAACGATTGCCGTGACATGATCCAATCCACCGAGTGGGAGCGTCTTGCCATGATGCAGATGTCTGCCATTTCGATGATTGAGACCAACGAGCATGGCGGGCCTGATCCTGATGATCCATATACTACCTTGTCCGAGGTCAACAATACAGACAAGGGCGTTTCTGTCCAATCTCTGGACGGCGGCACTGTGCGATATTTCCGAGCTGGATCTGGCAGCAAGATTGAGACGTTACAGAACACGCGACCAGGC